TATAGCACTGAACCTCAAGTTGGTTTAATGCCGTTGGAACTGTGGAACAAAGATGATAAAGGTTATGGGAGGTATCACTTTGGTAACGACATTGTTAAGCTAACTCCAGGAGTTCCTAAAGTTGATTACGCACCTTTGATTGAAGTAGTCGCCGAAGCCCCACTCAAGAAGATTGCAGACGTGGTTCCACAAACCGTGGAAGAGGTTAAGACTCAGATCAAAGAGGTTAACAAAGTTCTGGATGTCGTGGCGGAGAAACCTGTCACGGACGTAGTCTTGCGTAGTGAGGTTCAGAAGCAAGCGGAACTGGGAGAGGATGCTGACAGTGCTGTGCAACGGGCGGTTCAAGTTGTGAAGAACGGGGCAGCTAAAACGGTCAAAAAGGCTAAAGAAGCCGTGATCATTGACGTGCCTAGTGAGGTGCAAGAAGAGGTTGGACTTATTACCAAAGGGTTCAGTGAATTGAGTCAAGACATCAAACTTAAACCTATTCAAGTTAAAGCACAAAAGATTCTTGAAAAGTTTAACTTTGATGGGAGGGTTGTGGAAAAGCTAATGGTAGAACTTGCAGAGATGAAGGACTCTATTAAACGTAATGGAACGTTTAGCCTTGAAGGGTTCAAAGCAAGGCTCAAAAAGGTTGAGGCTTTTGGTAATCGGTTAGATAAAGCTGAAGCACAAGAAAGTGGTCCTGCTGCAGTTGGCCGTAAGGGGCTGAAGAACATGAATCAGGAGCAACTTGATGAAGCTCTTGGTAAAGAGGGTGGGGGTGTAGCTAAATTGCAGGACGACATGGACAAGTTGTCTCCTGAATTACAAGCAGCAGCCATGAAAGCGTATAACGCTTTTGTAGACAGAGCAAGCCGTGGGGTTGAAGACATGGACGTGAGTCTTAAAGGTATTCAAGTCATGCGGCAGTGGTGGGATAAGGCTGGGACACATAAAATTGAAGAGTTGCAAATGGGCTTTACCAAAGCTTTTAACAACCTCAAGCTCGAGGCCCAACGCACCCGTGCCCGTCGCGGGTTGATCGATTCCCCGGGTGAGGCTGAGGCTTGGCAGGACATTTCTGTCGACCAAGGTCATAAGTTGTTGAACGACGAGGAAGGTCCTGGCGGGTATTTGGATGCGATGAAGTTGCGAGCGTCAGAGAACCTGGAGTTCTACTGGAACGTGCCGGAGTATACCGTTCAGGCCAACGGTCAGGTGAAGTTCGGGAAGTTGTTAAGCGGGAAGGACGGAATGGTTCAGCTAAAGTCTCTCGAAACCCTGAGTGGTTTCAACGGAAAGCAACTCAAAAAAGGTGAGTTGGAAATGTGGAAGATGTTGGTGCCTGACGCTTTCCAGGGTGATAAGGTTGATCTGAACAAGCTGGTCACGGGGTTGGAGAAGGCCGAGCCGGTGGTAAAGGTTGTGGAGTATGGTCAGGGTGGTAAAGAAGTCACTGCTCAAGAGAACGAGTTAGCTGCTTTAAACCACAATTGGTATGATAATTTGACAGGACAACAACATAGTCGTTTAGAAGACGCTCTTGAAGTTGCTTCTGATTACGATGGTAACGTTACTCCAGAAGTTTTAGCAACTGAATTACGTGACTCTGGTTGGGATGAAACTAACATCGCAACCGCTCAACGTTATGCTGAGCTTTCGTCAGCTGCTGAAGAAGGTAGGTCGGTTGACCCAAACTCCCCACGAGCCACTTCCTACTACAACCAAATCTCCCCGTTCGACACGACAAAGTATCCCGTGCAGCGGATTGATGTGGCGTTGCCAACAAGCGCTAACAACTTAAAAGACGGTGTTAAAATCTTAGGGAACTCTACTGATGGTTACACTGTCGAAGTTTTTGGACGCCCAACTGGTGAAAGTTTTGAAATGCGTTCGGATGCAGAAGAACAGTATAACTCTGCTTTGTGGCGCCAAGACGACCTTCACGAAAATCTCCCCAACACTCTTGGCTGGGCTATGGTGCAGGTTGTGCCTGACCCACGGACAGGGAAGAATGTGATGTTTGTTGGTGAACAGCAAAGTCGTTGGGGTCAAACAAAACAACAACAGTTTAAAAAAGTTTATCAAAACTGGGAATATAAACTTGGTCAACCTGTTAAGAATGTTTTCTCACCTGCTAGCGAAGCTGGACGTAAACTTATTGAACTTCATGGACCAAAGGTCATGGAGCAAGTTGTTGACGAAAAGTTGTTACGTTCAGCCATCACTGATGATTTACTTGGAGTAGAAGTTCACCCCCTTCTCGACATCCAACACTCCCTTGTTCTCAAAGCCGTCATCGCCGAGGCACGGAAACAAGGGATTGACACACTCGTAATCTCTGATGGTGAGAGTGCGATGATGACGGAGAAGCATGATAGTGTAATCCAAGCTCCTTATACTGTTATAGACTCTCAAGGAAGTAAAGTCTTTAGTGCTGACACTAAAGAACGAGCTGAAGAGTATCTTCGGATGGTAAGTAGAGTTTCGTCTGGTTATTCAATTATTGTAGAACGCCCTAAACAAGAGGGCGGTATGCGCCTCCATTACGACACTACTCTCCCAAGTGAGGCCAAGCGGTTGACGCAGAGTGAAGGGGAAGTGGTGGATTTGGGAGTTCATAAGAACACACGAGAAACTGTTAACATTACAGAAACAGTTCCCAACGAGCAAGCTACACAACGTTTTCAAGAATTGGAACAACTTCACCCAGGTGCTGAGGTAACAAGGTCAGGCAACGCCATTACTGGTGAAACTACTTTACGAGTTCGTATTCCGGAAGGACCTCCAGCAGGCTCTCCAGTATTCCGCAACCCCGACGGCACTCCCAAGACCTCCGTCACCGGACGGGCCTACCCACTGAACAACATCTCGTTCTCGTCGAACTTCCTCTTCGGTGACCGAGGCCAACGCCAATTCACCGCCACCGAAGCAGCCGAACAAGCCCTCTTGCTCCACGGTGAAACCCCGTCCAACGCCCGCGTCCTAACCCCCGCGGTTGTCCAGGTCGCAGAGATCTTCCAACAACTCACCGGCAAGGACATCGCGATCGGCACCATTCGTAACGGAGAGGGTCAAGTTTCTGGTCTCGCCCGTGACAACCCACTGCGCCGTGAAGTCTTCCTCGACCCCGCGACCCACCCAGACTACCAAGGGTTCGTTGCGGCTCACGAAATGTTAGGCCACACCTTTGACTACATGCACCAAGCAGGTATGCTCGACGGTCCGATGTCGCGTCACTACACCGAACTCAAAGACGGTTGGGTTCGTGCTTCTCCCGAGGAACGCTATGCCATGCTGCGTCAGCTTTCCGATTCTGTCCTTCCCGGTAAAATCAAACTCAAACTTGATCAACTCATGGAAGGCACTGCTGCGTCGGAATCGGAATCCCTCGCCAACCTCCAAGCTCTGCTTGCATACGGTTTCACTTCCAAACAAAACATCCTAGCCAACTCCAAGTTTATCCCACAACCAATCCTGTCTGTCATGATCGACTTTGGTCGGTGGTTCCGGAGGATGCTGAACGCAACGAAGACCGCTGTGGGATACCGCCGGTTAGTTGGCAAAGTCCCCGGTGAAACCCTCACCCTTCTCCACTCCTATTCCAAGAACTTCAACTCCACCCTCGATGCGCTCGTGCGTGAGAATAATACTCAGCAACGAATGATGGAGAATGTTGACATGCTGACTCCTGGAGGGTATACACGGTTTAGGGACGCTGGGAGCATTGATGCAAGTCTGTTGAAGTTTGAGGGTAACCGGGCGTTGGAGTTTGCTGCGGATGCAATGATGTTGGGAGATAAGGTGAGTAACTTTGTCGAGCCGTTGTTGCACAAGATGGAGCGGCACCCAGCGCTGAGGCATTTGAGTAATGTGTTCCGTGGGGAACAAGGGACGGCGAATGCGTTGGTGCGGACGAATGAAGTTATTATGTTCGGCGCTGGGTGGAAGGCTAGTGGAAAACCAGTTATTCCGAAAGATGGTGGGAATGTTGGAAGGGTGCTGAGGGATAGTAAGACTAGTACGTTGGTGGATGACCTGCTTCTTGATATGCAGTTGAAGGGTTATTCGTTTTTGGCGTTGCCAGATACAGATCCAGCTAGAGTTGCGGCCTTGCAAGGGTTGACGGATAAGCAGAAGGGCGACGTGCTTAGCACGTTGAAGCGTGTTGAAGAAAGCAACAAGCTTAACCAAGGGGCGATTCTAGACTCAAATCACAGAGTTGCGGTGAGCGAGTTGGCGATTCTGTTGCGTGGAAAGTTGGGTGGAACAAATCAGGAGGTGAGTGATGTTGCCAAAGGATTGTATGAGACGTTTAGAAGGGGACGGGCGACTGGTAGTTTGACTGAGTTTAGTAACTTGAGCAGAAAACTTGGTCTGGATGTTGTGATGCTGGGCGAGTGGATGGAACCGGTGGTTAATGCCATTGCGTTGAAAAAGCAGTTGTTTGACCAGAAGCCTTACTTTGTAACTGAGCGACGAATGAAACAGTTCCATGTCAGGTATGATGATAAGACTGGAACACTGCCGGGGCTGCGGGACTTTGATACTGAAGAACAAGCGGCGGCGTTTGTTAAGGAAGCACGTGCTAATGGTTGGGAGTTGATCTATCCTCGGACGGGTTATAAGGATTCGTTTGGGCGTGGGCATAACATGAAGAAAATCCGTGACCAAATTGATGAGGCTATGGTTGGGGCGGAGAAGAAGACAATTTTCCCCGTGTTGGATAAGTTGTTGGCAAGTGGTAAGATTGACAAAAAGACTCACCAAGAGTTGATGAAGAGTCGGGAAGACTTCCATAGTGCGTTGAGTTCAGAGAATGTGGAAGCGATGTTGGGAGCGATTAACCCTAACAGGAAGCACCGCAAGGGTCGTGAGAATCTCATGATGTTGGAACAGCACATGAGGTATATGCACAAGCTGAGTAGGGCATTACCACGTGTTGAAACAAACGCGGAGTTGCGTTTTGCCAAGATGGACCCAGCGATTGTGAATGACCTGGAAAGTTGGCAGGCGTTGGAACAAGCCGAGAAGGGGTTGGAGAATTTCCGGAACCCCGATACGGCTATGGGGAACAAGATCACGAAGGGGATGTTCCACTGGTTCATGGGTATGAATTTGAGTAGTGCGCTAATTGAGGCGACTCAAGCGCCGTTGAGTTTGAGCCCTAAGTTGTATGAAGAAGGAGCGAGTGTTAGTGAGGCTTACACGTTGCCCTTTGCCGCGGCCAACAAGATTGGGAAGTTCAACGTCACCGGGAAGTGGGAGTCTGGTAGGACGGTCCTGAAGAACGGAAAGAACGTTGATGTTTACCAAGCGTTGATCAACCGTGGGGAAGCCGAAGGTCTGATTGGACTGGGTCTTCAACAAGAGATTCGCCAAATGGACTATGAGACGATGCTAGACCTTGGGAATATGAGCGTTGGGAATCAGGCCAGGGGTAAAGGTGCGCTTACGACAATGGTTGGTCAGTATGGTAACCTAAGTTCCAAGCTGTATGGCACGTTTGCTAGTTTCAACGAAAAGTTAAGTTTCATCGCTGCGTTCGACCTGAAGCACAAGCAGTTGTTCGGGGATAAGAAGGTCCTTACCAGTAAGGAGTTTGAACAGTTGTATCAGGAAGCTGCACGCATTGTGACGGTGTCCAACTCCAACGCGGGTCGAATCGGTCGGCCGGTGGAATGGTTTTCTACTCAAGGAAGTTGGAGGACGGCGAGTCAGATGATGTATGCGCTGGGGAGTTACAACGCCGGTGCGTTGAGCAACCTGTGGAGGTATGTCAAACATGGCATGGGTAAAGACATTGCAGGGCTTACACCTGAACAACAAAAACGTGCTAGAGGTGCTGGGATCATGGCGTTCGCGCACCTTATCAGTGCCGCTGGGGTGATTGGTGGGATTCCGTTCATGGGTCCGCTGATGGCACTGTTGGATGAACACACGGACTGGGAAGTTGAAAAGAACATCCGCGAGGGTGCGTTCAAACTTGGAGAGGAGTTCGCTGGTAAAGAAGGTGGCACGTTCGTTGCGGATACCGCGACTCACGGGATTGCTTACGCGATGGGAATGCCCATTGACATCTCTCAACGTGTTGCAATGAATGGGATTTTAGGTTTCAACTCGTATGAGGGTTGGAGCGCTAAGGCGTTGTTGGGGCCAGTAGGAAGTGTTGGGGAAAGTCTTTCCAACGCTGCGAGTTCTATGGTCAAGGGCGATGCGACCGCTGCCATGGGGGAAGGTTTGCCGCCTGCGTTCAAACGAGTCTGGAACATGTGGGCCAACGATGGTGCTGTGACGGATAAGAGAGGCAAGGGTGTTATGCAAGCGACCCAAGGTGAACAAGCCATGATGGCCATGGGGTTTGCACCGAGTCGGGTGACGGCGTTCAAGGAAGCCCAACGCTTGCAGTTCAAATCCAGTCGTGCGCGGCAGGAAGAGAACGAGCGGGTGCACAAAGACATCGCGAAGGTTGCTAAAACCAATCCAGCTCAAGCACGTCAAATGCTGGCAAAAAGGGCACAAGAAAACCCCGGCTACAGTGAAGCGGCCGGGGTTGACGCAGTAGTGGATTACTTGACTCGAGGAAAGTTTGGTCTTTCACCGAACCGAGCTGGTAATGTGCAGGATGCTAAATCACATATGGCGATCTTGGAAACGTTTGGTAACAGGTTTGAAGGGCAAATGGTGGATGAGGTTAGTATGTTCGGCGAGCGAACGAAGGCACGAGCTAGTCTTGGTCAGATGCCGGGCGATGTCCAGTCAGGTTTACTTCAAGCATTGTTGGTCGATCAGTTGGTAAAGACACGAGGTTTGACGGTGCCGGCAGCTCGTGCTGTAGCTTCTGGGTTGACTGGCGGAGTTGACGAGCAAAGTCTTCCACTACTTGACGCCTTCCTATGACCGTGCGAGTGCTGTTTGCACCCGGTGGGGTGTAGTCAAAAACCGAAACCTTGTCAGCTTGCTTAAGGTGGTCAATGGCGCGAGTGATCTCGTCATTGGAACCGTGAGTATACATCTTGACAAAGACTTGTTTCAACGGAACAACCCCGGACTGCTGTTCTAGCATGGTCATAATATGACTTGCCACAGTAGCTTCGGGGTTTCTTCCTGTCCCGTCGAAGACTCGGTGCATGTCTACTTCGTTGCGAGCCAACATGTCAAGGGCATGTGTGATGTGAGAAGGTTGGAGGATGAGATCGGTGGTTTCACTGAGGGCCAACAGCATGGCGACCTTGAGGACGAGGTTGGACTTTGAGGTGTAATACCCGTTCATCCACAGGTCAGCGTTCCGTTGGACAAACTCGTGGTTCTCACAATACCACTTATCGAACACAACCTCGGCTTCTTTTGACCATGTAAAGGAACCAGTGGTGTGGCAGAGTAGTGCACCATGTTTGATGCAACGGTCACGAGCTTCGATCTGTTCAACTGTGGTGACTGGACGAGGCACGGGGTTACCCCTCCGCTGGGCGTAGACAAAAATACACCGTCGTGCAAATCCCCCAGAGATGATGGACTCTTTGAGGAGGTTGGATGTAGTCTCTGGAGTCATGCAACCTAGAAGGTTTACGAAAGGCTGAGGAATGTGGTCTGAGCCTTTGTTCTTGGTCTTGACCTTAAACTCTGTGGGTTCGTCCCAGATGTCAGTCAAGAACTTAATCATACCCAGTGGATCGGTGCCTAACAGCGTTACGAGTTCGTTAGCAAAAATCAATGCTGGAACGTATTCGTGGGTTTGGTTAAGGTGGGAATAAGACTTCTTGTAGGTCGAGTCTTTAGCTCCCATTTCCTGTGTGAGAGCTTCCTTCGTGATGGAACTCGGAACGATTGGACAATACTTTTCAAGACCCCTCACAAGATCCTGTCCAATTTTCATGGCTGTGGACTTACCGTTACCGGGGTTACCCACGAAGAGGATATACATGTTGGGGATTACCGTGAGGAACCCCTGCGGCACCCAAACCTTACGGGAGACAAAGCACGCTAATGCACTCAACGCCGCCCAGTCGTGGAAGATTTCCGGTGCCTCATTCCCTGAGGAGTAAATTTTATAATCTTGTAGAAAGCTCATTAGTCTGTAAAGTGTTTATCCCAAAACCAGTCAGCGATTTCGATCTCAGTCTCGCCGGGGTTGTCCTCTTTAAGGTGGACCGTTTCAACCACGCTCAACGGAATCCAAGTCGGTCGGGAGAGTTCAAGGGTTTCGATTAGTATTGCTTTGTCGGTTTGCAGTTTGATGAAACATTTAATCTTCATTCAGTCCATTAGTAAGAGTTCAACACACGCAATGGTCGGTTTCAACGGAATTCCGCCATCAGACAGAACCTCGTAGTCAATGCGGAGGGGAACACCCACAACCTTTTCCAGTGGCATGTCCCAGATTTGCCTGCGTTGAGCATCGGACAACCCTGACCCTACATTGAAAGTCTTTCCGTCATCCAGCTGACACACAAAAGCACCCACCATCCCAGCGTGCTTACCTTCACCTTCAACCCTGTTCAGGATTCGGGCAACCAAATCTTGGCGGGGTTTTCTTTTGACGATTGTGTTCCAGCGATTCTCTTTGTTTCCACACATGAAATCAAACCCATAAGGAGCTGTCCGATCACGCCACATTACACCTTCGTAGCGTTCCTTGTTCAGATAGAGATCATACAGTCGGTCGAACTCTTCTTGACTGTGGCAAAGATGTGTCGAAACTTCTTCAACACCTGGAAAACTTTGACCAGCTAAATAATCAAGAAACTCAAAGCGTTTCTCTTGGGGTAATAAAGACACAACATCAAACACATTGAATTTTAACTTTGCGTAATCAGCGTGTGGGCTTTTACGATTGACACTACCACGACTATTTATCTGTTGTAAACTCATTCCATGACAATAAATTTCTCCATCAATACCCATACAAGCGTCTTGTGGAAAAAAGAACTTAATGTGTTCGGTGAGTTGTCTTAAACCTTCAAACACATGGGGCAATACACTTTCATTCCACACATGCTGATCTCGAGACAACAACACTTCTTCTTCATGTAACCACATGGCTCTCAGCCCGTTTAACTTCGGCTGCACAAACCCTGGCCACTTTATTAACGACGCGTTAAACGCTCGTGCTAACATTGGTTTCATAATCGTTGATGAGAATAGTTCTCTCTTACAAGTTAAGCGGCAAGTTTGTTAAGGATAAATTCACCACCTTCGGTTAGGGAGTAAAAAGCAATTCCGTCGCGACGTTGTTCTGAGAGTAGGTTGTCTGCGTGGAGTTCAATGAGGTAGTGACGAACGGTTTTTTGAGTCATGAGACCGTAGACGGAGCAGAAGTGAAAGATCTCTTTGTTGGAGAGTGGTCTATGGTGCGAGTATATCAGCGAGAGTATCAGCAGGGATGGACGGGGGATTGGCGAGCGGAGTTGGGTTTGCTCGGCCCACAGGAGGATGCGAGATAGTATAATAGAGCGTGATACCGTGAAGATTGAAAACAGAACAGATAACATTGACGAGGTGGACGGGAATGTTTCTAATTTCTGCGTCGTAAAGAGTGTCAGTTTCATGATTGAGAAAGAGTATTTTGCCGAGAAGAAACTTATAATTGGCGGGAGAGCCGGGGATTCTAGCGGGTGGGTGGGGTCTAGAGGGCGATACTAAGGCTCTAGAGCAAAGGAAAGGGGTAGGGTGGGGCATGGACTAGGGAAGGTGGAAGCCTCGCTCTAGAGCGATCCTAGAGCGAGACTTTATGGGTTATCGTTCGAGAGAACTATTCTCTCCAACCTTAGGGTGTGCCATTAAGTAGAGACGTTCTGCGGGGGTTAGTTCGTGGACGGGTGTGGGGTAGGGTTCGGATGGACCGGGTGTCGGGGTGGGTGCACCTTCGAGGAGGGCGGGGTCAACTTGGGTTTTGAGGTAGTGTTTGTAGAGTTTGACAAGGGAGTGAGAGGTGTTGAGGCAGGTGATGGAACAGACAGGGCCGATGACGTAGTCGGTGAGACCGTTTTTAACCGCCCAATCGTTGATGAGGTGAGCGGCTTTGAGGATGTGTTCAGGTGGTGGGGTCATTGCGGTGTTTGTGGTGGGCTAAGACGATCCTCGACAAGTTTGGCGTAGCCTTGGATGTCATGCCAGTGGTCGGAGTGCCAAGGGTTGCCGGACGCAGCACGGGAGAGTTTCTGGATGATGAGGAAGGTTGCGGTTTTGGCGCTGGGACTCATTTCATGCCATGATGGACAAAGCATCAAGGCGTCCATACAACGCTGAGTAGCTAACGAGTTGTCGCTGAAGTCACCGTGGACGTTTTGGCGTTGGGCGAGGGTAGCTGCGACGGAAGAGACGGAGTCTGTTGTGTTCATGTTGTTTGTTTATTGGAATGGAGTCTTTGCTTCTCCCCAAGATGGACCGTAGCCACCGTCGTAGGGGATTGTTAAGGTTGTGCCGGCGATGGTGATTGGGTTTTCGAAGTAGGATTTTACCATAAGTTGAGCTTGGTCACGAAACCAAATGGGCCATTGACCGCAAAGGGCGTCGTGAACTGAGTGGAGTGGTTGGATGGTGAGAGATGGACCAGAGCGATTGCCGGGGTCCATCCAGAGTTTTTCGGTTGCTAGGTTGGTTGCATAGGTTGTGTTTGCTTGGGGTTGGTGAGAGAGCCATGAACGGTAAGTGGCGTGGTCGGTGGTGCGACCGAAGAACTTACGGATGTGACCTGAGGCGTCGACTTGTTCGGGGAAACCTCGGGAGTGTTTGAGTTTGTATTTGCAATCGTCCTGCCAGAACTTAACGCCGGGGTAACGAATGTTGTAGAGGTCTTGGAGGACTGAGGCGTCGGTCTTGGGAATGATGACTGGATTGCCTAGGACTTTGTAGCTGTCCAACAAGACTTGATCAACCATTGTGTCTGTCCCTGTGCCGTAGTTTGTGGCGTGCTGCGTGCGCTTACATGTAAAGTAAAGCCATCCTGCTGGTCCGTCTTCAGTGACGAACTTGGAGGCGGCTTTGAGTTGATCGCGGGACCAGTCGTTGACGTTACGTGGGTTAGCAGCAAAGTAAGGTTCGAGTTCATGGAGTAGTGGGAACTTGAGTTTGGCGAGGTCAGCGTTGTGGTGGTAGTGGGAACACAAAAACAACAGGGCTATAATCTTTGCCGGTTTGAGACCAAAGAGATAGTCGTCAAGCATCCGTCGGTCACCACGAGCGGCACATTCAGCAGCAACAGTCCAACCATCAGCGCCTGCAAGGTCGCATTGGAAATATTCATAACCTTCATCAGCGAGGAATAGTTTACGGAGGTCACGGGGAACGGTTTGGAGGTTGTCTCCCGTGCCGTTGGCAGCTTTGGAACAGGAGAGGCGCCCGGTTTCAGAACCGACTACGTTGTAAGAACAACGCATTCGACCATCCCGGTCGTATTTCATGTTGATGTATTGGGAGCGTTTGTTTAGGCGGGAGTAGAGAAGCAGGTCGATGATGACCGGGAGTTGGTAGGTCTTGAGGAGTTGGAGGAGTGAGCTTACGTCGGAGATGACATCAGCAGTCTTGCGTCCTGCGACTTTCTTGAATTGTTTGGGTAGACGGAACTTGTCGTATAGGAGTTTCTTAACCTGAGTGTGTGAGTTGGGGTTGAACTTAGGGTCACAGGCGTGTTGCTTGAGGCGGTCAGACACTTCGGAGACACGGACACGGTTCTCGGCTTCGATTTGTTTAGCAAGGTCTACGTTGAAACGCGTGCCTTTGATCTGCATGTAGAGCAGGGGTCGTAGCATACGAACGTTGAAGTTGTAATGCCCCGTAGCCACAGGGTCCATGGTTTTGGTTTGTTTTTCCAGGATTTCAAACGTCACAGCTGCGTCCTTGGCACAGTAGTTGTAGTGGATAGCCATGTCGTCTGTCTTGCGCTCGAACTTGTAGTAGGGTTCGTCGGTCCAAATCGAGGCTTGAGTGCCCAGGTCTTTGGCTAACTCCGGGTAGATCTCCCACGAGGCGAGGAGGGTGTCTTGGGAGAAGTTACGGATCAGGACGTTGTAGGTGAGAGCGAGGACCGTGGCGTCATACATACCGTTTTGCAAACCCTTTGGGACGTCTGGGTCCTTGAGGAATTCGCACATTGCACGGAGGACAATACGGAGATCGGCACGGTTCAAAGAGAACAACGGGACGCAGAAGCCTTCGGTTGGTGAGGTGGCGAAGGCAATACAACTTACCGCGTAGACGTAACCTTCAATGTCGAGAGTGACAAGCTTGGCTTCTTGACGGAGTTTCTGGAAGCGGGCGACGATGTCCCCGACACTGTAAGTTGTAACAAGATGTCGGTTTGGTCGGTTGATGACAGGGTCTTGGCCTTGCACCAATGCCCTTCGAATGTCAAACGTAAACAACGGCAAGTCGTCCCATACCCGGAGGATTGAACTAGGGTGGTAGGTTGGTAAGAGCTTAAGCCCGAACAAGGGATTACCGACTTGAGTGCATTGGAGAATTGAACCTCGCCACTTGGCTACCTTCTTGTCCCCGTGACCTGCAAACTTCAAAGCCTCGTCACCCAGAAGGACGACGAGGTTGGGACGGAAGGAAGTTAACTCCCGCTCAATGTTCTTTCTTGACTCAGTGAACTCAAACCCGTGCGGGTGAAACATTCCAATGTTGTTACGCTCAGGGACGTATTGAACAACGTTGGCAATATAACACCCAGATCGCTGGATACCAGACCCAGAAAGCACCTGTGAAAGCAATTGTCCGGCGTGTCCCATGAACGGTAACTGAGCTTCATAGTCAGTTTCTCCGGGTATGTCACCAAGGAGCATGATGCGGTAAGGTGCGACAGCAGTGGGGATTTCATTAGGGACGTATTTGCGGGTTGGTTGAGGAGCGGATATGTTAAGGTCAAAGGTCATGATGTTACGCAATTAAGGAATCAATGTCAGCTTGGATAGAATCCAGCACTGGCTTAAGCTCAGGTTGGAACGCTTCCACTGGGATGTTACCACGTGGATCGTTGACAATGTTACACTTGTTGAGAGTCATTTCTTTGAACAACTTCTCCATGTGACCAACACCCTGCACGAAGTGATACGGGTTTTTCTCAATGGCAAGTGGGCGCATACCGGCGTTCAACACAGCACGCGGGCACGACATTTGACCGGCGAACGGATCAAGGATTGTCTGACCAGCAAACGCAACACCTTCCAGGATAAAGTTCCACACGTCACGTGGTTTAATAAACGGATGGTCATACATCTTGCGCTCAGCCATACCGTCCGCCATGATGTAGTTCTTCACCATAGGTTTCTTTAACTTGGGTTTGCCTTTGCGACACACCATAGCAGCCTCGGTGGCTTTGGTGTAGTTGTGGAACGGTGCGGAGTTACGACACGGATGAGTCTTCACCCAGATCAGCGGCCAGCGTTGAACGTCAAAGCCTACCCCTTCCGCCCAGTCAACCAGCTTCTGGTGATGTTCCATGTCATACCAGAACACACAGAACGAGTCGTCTTTCAACACCCGGAATGCTTGTTCCAGAAACCGCGGAAGGAGTTCGAGGTTTTCTTCCACACCGTGTTCGTTCACCGTCCGGTGGAGATCCTTGTTGGTGTCCAGATTTGCCATGTCAATTCCATAAGGCGGGTCGGTGACAATACAATCAACACTTTTATCACTCATACCCCGCATGACTTCGATCGAGTCACCAAAGATAAACAACTGACTAAAGTCCACAGTGTTTTCCACCGGCGCATGGCTAACTTCTTTAGGCCCATCGAGGTCAGTGAGAATAGTTCTCTCGGACTCGGGAAGGGATGGGAGTTGTTGGAAAGAAGACGGGGCCGTGCCGTCGAGGTTGATCATGTATGCACCTGAGGACGGGAGTGGCGTTGGGTTGGAGAGACCCAAACTTTGGGAGGTGCGAAGGGCTTTCTCTGCGACGGCACGGGAAAGAGCACGTGTCTTGAGGATGTCGAATGCTTCCTTGATGCCGTTAGCTTCGAGGAGTTCTTTGTCACCAGCGAGAATAAGGTCGGCTACGCGGAGAGCGTTGCCAACGTAGGTGCGGTGGTAACCGAAGAGCGCGCCGGTCTCGGATTGCAGCCACTCTTTGCCGGTGGTGAGACCTTCGGAGAATTTGAGTTTGTGAACCTTGCGCATGTTGAGAACCGTCTCCTGCCACTTGAAGTTGCGGCGCTTGAGGTTCTCCATGAGTTCGAGTTCAGCGACCTCGGATGGGGTGAGGTTCTCACGGTAGAGGACGGGGAAGAGTGGGGTTTGGAGAAGCTGCATCGCACGAATGCGGCACTCACCGGCAACGAGGATGTGTTCTGCGGAGAGAAGTGGTGGGTGGATGAGACCATATTTGGAAATGTTGTCCGCTAGTTCTTGGACGTGTGAGAAGTCTTCACGCGAGCGTTCGAAGGAGGTGCGGTCGTCCTTGATACGAATGAGGGAGAATTCGACGAGAGTTGCCTCGCGGGGGTATGAGAAGGGGATTGTAGTATTTGCAGTCATGACAAAAAGAAACCGGGTGTAAGTTGGTTAGACCTACACCCGGTAATGGTTGGGATTAGCTCAAGGGTTTGACGTTGCCAAGACGGTTTTGATCACCGTATTGTGCAGACGACTCGATGGCCACTGAGCCAAGGAGGGTTTTACCAATGAGAGCAGCAGCGACCTCTGGGGTGAGGTTGGGTCGGTTGCTTTCGTTGGTCGACAACGCAGCGTCGATGAGGAGGCAGATACGGTCTTTCCACTTGTTAGGCGTGCCCTTCTCGATTGCGTCGGGAGTGGCTTGAAGTGGGAAGAAGTTCTTGAGGGTGTGCCCAACGGCGATTGCCTTACCGCGAGTGGAGGTAAGTGGTTGCGCCGTGGAGAATTCCACCACAAGGTTACGCCCAGTCTTGTCCTTGTTGTCATCGACTCCGAGGGACTTGATGGTGAATGGGTAATCACCAGGTGGGATCAAGGGGTAGGTGGCGTCGTGGCCGGCGATGTCTACGGACAGGTTGAGCAGGGGTTGGTCTGACATATCAGTGTTGTTTTGTTTTGTTGAGTGAGGGTTCGACCCTCGGCGTTTCCACAGTTGTGGGGAAAGTGAACAGTGGGCGAGCGACACCTGCTCTTTAATTCTACGTGTCTGAAACCCACCGGCAGTCTCTTATTACCATGAGATCAGCAAATCTTGGTGTGGTTATCTAGCTTCACCACATTTCTGACACCGCGACAAGTAGTTTGGATGACCTTTTGTCCAGTTGCTCTACCACTGAGCTACGTGCATCCGATGCACGGTTGGATTCGAACCAACGACCTACAGGTTTTGCTTATATGTAGTCATACAGGCATTCGCGGTATCAGAAATGTGGCCACATACAGGGCACCGGTATGTGAGCGGTATGGCACAGTTTTAAACAACAGCTAGGGGAAACGCAATGTTGTAAATTTCCCGAATGGTTTGTTCCATTAGTTTGTAAGAAGCATCGAAGGCAATGTTGCTTCCTGAGATATAGTTACCTGAAGAATCAAAAACACTAATACGATAGTGGGAGTTAGCGTGGTTTTTGTAAGAGGTTGTTTTATCAAACCAAAGATTTCGTTCAACACAAACAGAACCTAATTTAGGTAATTCTTTGTGGAGTTTGGTCGTTAAACGTTGGATAGTCAAGGCGTTCATGTTAGTTACAGACTAGGTTTGAAGAAAGAACCAAAGAGCGGCGAAGGTGTAACAGTTTCCGTTTCACCACCAAAAGGGTTGACGGTTTCTACGGTGTAACCTGCGTCAACGAGGTCATCGAGAACATCTTGAGCAAGCATGTCATCTGGGATGGTGTCATCGACTTGAAGGGTTACGACGAGAGCGCGGCGTTTCATCTGGAAAGTTTCTCAACAATTTTCAACTCGGGTTTCTGTTCCACGCCTTTAGGTTCAAAGGGATGTTCCAACAACAGACGGCACAGGTGGTTGATCAACTGAGTTTTGCCCGTGGCGGGTTTACCTGTGATGGTGATGGTAATTTTCGGTTTCATTGTATCTGTGGGAGAATGAGTTTCATTGCAGCGTCACCTTCATTTGAGAACACTTGAGGAAGGTTGAGACTTGTCTTGTTCCCTTTCATGTCGGAAGCGCCCGAAGCAATGGTGCGGATTTTACGTTCGACCTTGGCGGTGTCACCCCAACCACTTGCTGCAATAAGCGTCTGCCACGTGTCGGTGAAGAACCCCGAGAGTTTGTAACGAGAGTTACCTTGGAGTGCAAGACACTCGTAGAACACCTTGTCCGCTTCATTTTGCACCTGCTCCATGTGAGCAGTGAGGATGAAGTTCTTGTTCGGAAGGGTTCGCATTTGCGTCACGATGTTACGGAAGTAGAACCCAAACGTATCCCACTCGGGCATCATCATTGGAGTCATGCCGCGGGTTGCTTCGGTGACGTGGACGGCAGCCTTACCAACACTCGGGTTGGCCGACCGCTGCCGGAGAATGTCATCCTTTACAATGTCGGCAAACCCTGTGAGAGAGTCGAGGATAATCGTCTCGATGTTAGGGTCAGTCGCCGCTCGTGCCATGCACTTCTCGAAGTGGAGATAGCGTTGGAACGGAGCGATGGCTTTACCGTCATCATCAGTAAACGCGGAGTCCCAGAAGAAGGGTGCTGAACGCTTCTCACGTTGGAGATACGCATCTGGCCCTTGGAGGTTGCCGTCACAGTCAAACACATAAGGCTTGGGAAACTGTAGGGCGAGAGTGGTCTTACCACTACCGGGTGAACCAACCAGCAAGAGAGCCAGCTGTCTCTTGACGGCCAGTTGAGACGAGTTTTTCATGACGTTTAAGGATTGTTTTAAAGGTTGCGTGATAGGTGTCGTAGTCTTGGTATTCAAGACCAGTGATAAAGGCTGTCTCAAGGTCATTGAGAATGGGGTCGGTTAACTCTCCAGTTGGCAACACGTCGGAGCCTAAGCAAGCGAACAATGAAGTTGGGCGGGAGAGTGAGAGTTTGTGACATTGAACTGGGATACGTGGGTGGATGCGACCGTGGGATGTCATAGCAAGGTAGAAACCCCGCCATGCAATCTCGTGGAATTGGAAGTTAGAGACAGGTTTGCGTGGGTCGTTCATGAGAATAGTTCTCTCAAACAAGTTGGTAAGCGGGGACGCACCGGCGGAAGCGTGAGTTAAGATTGTGACGGTGGAGCCAACGGCGGTGGTGGATACGGTCGGCGATGGAGTCGAGGTAGAGTTGGTGACGGTCGTGGCGGAGGTTTCGGTCGTGGATGACGGGGAGTTTCATGTGGTTGGGTCCCAGGTAACGTTGGAGAAGTTAGAGGTTGAGAGCATGATGGGGCGTTGGGATGTGGGGAGGGTGCAGACTTGGTGGTATGGGCACATGCCGTATTTACCAACGCACCAGACTGTGGACATGGGGAAGAACCCGCGGAGGGTGTGAGAGACGAAGTCGGAGACTAGGGTCATGGTGTTCTGATGCCACTCGGTGAGTTGGGCGTCAGTGTAGTAGTAGGGTTTACGTGGTGGGAACTCGAAGGACTTGCCGGTGGGTGTGGGTTTGCGAAGGGCAAGAGGGTTGACGAGGAAGCCGTCTGGACGGTAACCTAGGATTTGTTGGCAAGCCCATGTGTAACCGATTGGTTGTTGACCGAGGTCGAAGTCGGCGAAGAAGGTGTCGCCTAGCATGGTGGTGGTCTTGTGATCCATGACCATGAGCTTGCCGTAGTGGTGGACGACGGCGTCGATCTTACCGATCCAGTGGATGTGGAGTCTGGAGATGAGGAGACTTGGACCACAGTGTTTGATTTCGTCGTAGTAGTGACCAAGCAAGAGCTTTGGTTCGTAGGGAAAGTAGTCCTCAATGTCAATGTGACCTACTTGAACTTCAAAGGAGCGTTCGACAAAGGGCGCGCCGTCGTATTGGAAGATGGAGATCGAGTCGTCGTGCTTGAAGGTGTCGTAGTATTTGTCGATACAGGTCAGAGCGTGAGCGTCGGTGCGCCAGTCCATGATGACTGGGTTGTCGACGAAGTGCTGAGCGCAACGTTGTTTGGCAATGAGAAGTGACTCTTCGGTGAACCCGTTGCGGTAGAGGACTTCAAGACCTTGGTGGATTGCACCGCCGAAGACGAGTGCGGGGGAAGTGTTGGAGGTGCGTCGGAATAGGTTGTAGTATTCCGAGGCGCGAGGACAGGTTTGGAATTTAGTGAGGGTGGAGTTGTCGACCCGGAGGATGTAGGAGTTGGGTTCGGTTGGATGCGGGACTAGGAAGGGGGAGGCTGGACCGTTGGGTGCGGGGCGGAGTGATGGTGCGTCGAGAGTGACGGTGCCTAGGTTAGAGAGGTCGAGGTTCATTGCAGTAGTGACTTGAGAAGTTCAGGATCAAGACCTTTGGGTTTCTTCGGGGAGTTGGCGATGGCTTTTTTAGTCTCGTGGTGGGAGGCGTTGAGTTGGTTCAGTTCGTTGAGGTGGGTATCGAGTTCAGCGTCCGACATTTGAGAAGGGTCACGCTGGAGCAGGGTTAGTAGTGGCGACTCTGAGTAGTCGATGTCAGATGGTGGTTGTTGCAGGTTCATGTGTTGTTAGTTGAATGTTTGTAAACTTAAGTTGGTTAAGAAACGCCTGTGCCGAAGCTTCGTTATCAAGTTCGAAGGTTGAAGGAACTTCGTTGCGGTTCATTTCGTTGTGGAACCAGACCAAGAGTGACGCTGTAATGCGATCTTGTGCCCCGCGCATTGGGAACCTTTGAAGAAAGAGTTCTTGATAGAGTGAGGTTGGCAGGTTGCATTGCACTCGGGTTTTGTGTTCCGGGTCAACCGCGCCGTATGGACTGGTTAGAGATGTCATGGTTAGAGAATGATTGCTTCGTTGGCAGAGAGAACGTCAACGAATGTGTTGGGGTAGGTTAATTGGTAGGTTCCATTGAGAAGGAAGTTGGTGCAAGGCAGTGTGAGACCGGTTAATTTGACTGGAGTTGAGTTGAAGCAAGAAGAGTCGGCTAGGAAGAGAAAAGACTTGAGTTGATCAAGGGTGGTGCAGTTGAAGGTGACGTCAAGCGAGGCAGCTTTGGTGCCAGAGAGAGCTTGTTCAACAGTGGTTGGAGTTGAAAAGTGCGTTTTGTCGCCAATGATGACTTGATTGTTTGCAGCTGGAGTAACTGTGATGAGCGGCCAGCGTTCGGAGAAGTCGATGCGATTGACATAAGAGGAGTAGTTGTGAGTCCAGTAGCCTCTAGCTGCGTCGCGGATGCGGGAACAAACAGTATCAGGCCGGCGGTGCTCGCATTGGACAAGAACTGGAGTTGGGAATTGTTCTACTGCTTGGTGGATTACCTTTTCCCATTGGCGAAACGCCGCTGCGGAAAAGGTGGACGAGTAGCCAGCAGGAGTTAGAGCGGGCATGGTAAAGAAAAGGGTGGGCGAACAGTTTGCACCGCTCGCCCACCCCTTGGGGGGTTTAGCTCAGGGAAGCCAGTGCGGATTCCTTCGCGGCACGGATGGCCTGCTCCTGCACCCCACGAATGGCAAGTGCCACCGATTCGCGGGTTGGGTTGGAGGTGGACTCGTCGATGGCGAAGACGTAAGACGGAAGCTTCGCCTTGATGTTCGACATGAAGCGGGTGTAGTCACCACCAGCAGCCTCGATGGTTTCGATAAGGGAGTCAGCCGAAGCGAGGTGTTCAGCAGAGATCTTACCACCAGTGCGGGTGCGTTCCAGAGTGAACGGGAACCGAGCTGCGACTTCGGTTGCAACGTCTTGGATGGCGTCGAGAGCAGACTGCTCACCGCCGAGGGAAGTGGTCAGAGCTTCCTTGAGGAGACCCAGGTAGGTGGTCTCCTTGTCGTAGATCTTCTTGACCGCACCCTTGGGGGTGGTTTCTTCCTTGAAGTTCCAAGCGAGGGTGGAACCGAACTTGGCGTTCAGGGCTTCGGCCAGTTTGGGGCGGAAGTTAGCCAACCAGCTGCGGTAGATGACATTGTCACACGCGTCTTCGACACATGCTCCGACCTCCTTGGCCATTTCATCGTATTCCTGTGCGCTCGAAGGCACACCGGCGATAAGGACAACGAGACCGAGGGTTGATTGCGATACTGTTTTCACTGTTGTTTTGTTGTTTTGCGGTTAAATGCTGGGCGGCTCTTGCGTCCAGCGAAAGGAACTATAAGCGATACCTTGCAAAAGTCAAAGGGACTTTGAGGGAAGGATAGAAGTAGTTGAAGGCAATGGTTGAAGAGAACTATTCTCTCGAACGAATTTGATTAAGCGGTTGAGAGTCTTGAGGAGTGAACCACCTTCGGAGTCTGGAGTCTCTTGAGGTGGCAGAGCGTCGTCTTGACAGACGGGGCAGTAGGGATTGGGGTAGCGTGAGCCACAGCGTGAGCAGGTCATGTTAGTAGTCTTCTGGTTCGATTGGTTCGTCACAAGAATAGTTAGAGTCGGTGAGAACGTCGGTGCGGTATTTAGCGCGGACGTTTGGTTCACAGATTTCACAATAGCGACAGCAGTAAATACCGCGTGCATCGTAGAGGCGGTCGGAAAGAAAACCTGAACCGCAAGGGCAAGCGTTGGATTCTTCCCACTGACGGTCACGAAGTTCGTCGTGGAGGCGGTCAGCGCGGTCGATTTGATCGGGTGTGAAACGTGAAAGGCAGTCGGGTTCGTCAGGAGTGGTCATTGTAGTGTTTTAGTTTGGTGTATTCAGTGCCGGAAACGATTTCAACTTCGTAGTCACCTTCGGGAGATGTGCTGTGGATTACGGCTTTGGGGTAGTGACGTTCGTCGAGGGAGTCAGCACAGGCGAAGCAGAGTAGGAGGCCGAGTTCGAGTCGTTCGGGTTCGATTGGACGGGTGCAGATGGAACACATATTAGAGGAGATGTTTAAAGGGTTAACAGGACCAGACGAGTGAGGCTTTGGCACGGGTTGCGGCGGTGTAACGCCAACGATTTGGCGGGGTTCCAAAGGCTTGGTCGATGACCAGAACTTTGTCCCACTCGGAGCCTTGGGATTTGTGACATGTGATGGCGTAGGCAAAGTCGAATGGGACTTGGTTGGTGCGACGGGAGAAGTCAGGAGTGAACTTTTCGACGTTGAGAGCGTCGAGGTTGATAGGGATGAGTTCATTGTCGATTTGATTGAAGTCATCGCGGAGGATGTGGAGTTCTTCTGTTGTTGTGTTACATCCGCGTTCACCCACGGTGATTTGGAGGCCGTTGAACAGGTTGAAGCGGCGGGAGTTGGAAAGGCAGATGAGACGCTCGCCGGGTTGAGGTGGTCCAGTGTGGTTGAGGAGTTTGCGAAGGCGGGTGTTGTAGGTGACGCGGGACTTGTTGGTGCCGACAATGATTTGGTCAAAGATAGGGAGGTGGTCAGGAACAAGTCCTCGACGGATTGAAAGAGCTGGGGAGTCAAGGTGGTGTTTGAACCGAAATGCAAACTCCCACGGATTCTCTCGAAGGAACGTTGCGAAGGCGATGATGGGGTTGTCGAGAGCTTGGCGGTGGACCTCGGTGAGAGTGAAGTCAGGGTTCTTCATGATGTTGGGATCTTTCCCCACGGGTTCAAGCTGACCGGGATCACCGACAAAGAGGATCGGGATGTTGTAAGAGAGGAGGTCGTTGTAGATGTCGGAAGGAATCATTGACGACTCGTCGCAGATGATAACATCACAGTCGAGTTTGGCAACCTTCTCAAAGGTGAGTGGGTTGGGGCAAACCATTTCGTAGCACAAGCGGTGGATGGTGGTGGCTGGGACGCCTTTAGAACGGAGGACACTTGCAGCCTTGCCGGTTGGTGCAACGATTTTGACCTTGAGTTTGTGATCGTCTTGCAGCATCGGGATGAGTTTCGACAGCAGGAAGGTCTTGCCGGTGCCGGCATAACCTCCAAGAATGAAGGAACATTCGTCATCGACTACGGTTCTGAGAATGTAGTCAATGGCGTCTGATTGGTGTGGTGTAAGTTGCATTAGTTTAGTTGGCTGATACGTGTGGAATACTCTTCATCGGTTTCTTTGGAAAGTTCTACAACTGGTCCTGGAAATTGGTCAAACCAAAGGGATTGTTGAGCTTCGTCAGCGTCAAGCCACTGTTCGAGGGTGATACCGGATGCAACAAGTGCATTGAGATTGAGAGTTCGACTTTTCATGAGATGAATTGTTTCAATGAGATTAACTTCCGACGTTGGACTGAGTATAGTTCAGGAGAATAGTTCTCATGAACGATTGCTCTGAAGAAGTGGGGCCGCGGGGTGGAACCGCCTTTTGAGCCAGGTTGGATTGTGATGAGGTTGACTTGCAGAAGTTGGGCTAGGAGACGAGGGATTGTTTTGGGATTGATTCCGGTGTAGGAGTTGAGAGTTTGAATGGAGAAGGCGTGGGTGTGGTGGAGGTTGAGGACGGTTAGGAGGGCTAGGTGGTTAAGGTGGAAGCGGTGGTAGAAGCAAGCGGTGAGGAGTGCGGAGAGTTTCATCAGAGTTTGGTGTTGGTTTGGTAACACTTCCGGGCGAAAGTTTTGTAGCTCGGAGGAAGGGATGTCGAGGGCGTTGAGTTGGACCTCGGTGTAGAGTTGTTTGAAACTTGCGGAAGGGGTGCAACGACGGGTTTGGAGTATGTCACAGATGCGACGATACCACAGTTCGTGGAGAGTTGTGAAGTCAGTGAGTTGGGCGTCGGAACGACCGACACGGGTAGAAGGTTTGCGATACATAGGATGAGAGGTTAGATTTTTTGAATTAAAACTACTGGGTGGATTAACGCACTGTGAGCTGCAGTGGAGATGATTGGTTGACCGTTTGGTTTGCAGCGTTGGAGACCTAAAGCTCCGTCGGAGGTGCGGTAGGTTCGAGTGCAGTAACGGCGGGTTGGTTTGCCGTGGTCGTCGAACCAAATGCAGAGTTTGTCATACGAAGATCTGCGTCGGAAGGGGTTGGTTGTCATGGGAAGGAGTTGGTAAGAATAAAGAACCGGGGCCACGGACAGCAGCCATGTTGTAGGTGACCCCGGTTCATGTGAGGTGGGTTTAGGTAACGTGCAAAGGCTTCCCTTAAAGACCACCGTCACGGGGAGACAGCCATAATTGGAGTCTCAGATTGGTTAGAATTTTGTCCGGGTTTTGGAGGTTTTAGACAACATCATGCCGGTCTTTTTACCGGCGCGGTAGGTGTCTTGTTTGAACTGGATGTAGGAATCCCGCGTCTGGTGGATTTGGAGTTCTCCAGCGGTTTTGCCGCCGTAGAGGTTGACTCCAAGGGGTTTCTCGACGTTTGAACAGTCGATACAGAAGTGGAACCCGAGTTCGACACGCTCGGGGTGAATTGGTGATCCGCAGGCGCAGGTCATAGCTTGCAGGAGGTGTAAGAGTTCCACTTGGAGGTTAAGCTGTCGTAGCGTTCAACCAAAGGCGAGCGGCCTTGGTAGAGCTTGAGGGTTGGGGTGAGTTCCTCGAGCGTGCGACCGTAAGCCACGATGGGTGATTGCAGTTCGGAGTCACGCAGGAGGCGGACTCGGTAACGTGGGACGGTGAGGTCCAGCGTTTTGAGGTGCACCATGCAAGGACGTTTGTGCGAACGATGCCAGCGGAACCGCCCTTTGGAGTTGTCCGGGAGGCGTTTCCACAACCAGTTTGGTATGAACCAAGAGTTGGAGCGTTGAGGAAATAGGATGTAGTTCATTTGGAGTATTTGGTAATAAGGTGGCGGGCAAGTGTAGAGGCTGGAAGACCGTTAACACCAGCCATTTCAAGTCCTATGAGGATAAAACTAAAACTCCCCTTACGTTCGTGCAAGGTGAGTTTTGACCAATGTAAATTGACCGCAAAGCGCTTTAACACCCGCCATTGGGCAGGTTCGAGGTAGTCGATTGCGTCACGTAATGCTGCTGCTCGACGCTCGGCTTTGGTTGGTTGGTTATAGTATCGAGTGGTTTTCATTTCAGTAGTTCTTTGAGGAGTTCGTCGGAGATAACAAGGTTGACAGCATTGGCAACTGGTTTTGCTTTCTTTTCTTTGTGGACCAAGGATTTCTTGGTCTCGCTCATCTTGAGTTCGCTGAGTGATGAGAAGAACACCTCCTTGCGAGGTGCATCATCCTGGTAGTAGTTTCTAACCACCGCATGAACCCCATCGGAGGCGAGCACGCGAACGTGCTTGTAAATCTCGTGGTAGAATAATGTCGGTGTCCCGAACACGTGGTCATTGCACCAGCGTCTCCACTCGCCGGCGGGCCGAGCGACTTGAATATCGTGGGTGTTGAGTTGGAGTCGGGTCGCTTTGGGGATGGAAGCGAATTGAACATGAGACAACCGCATGGGGATTACCCTCTCGCGGATTCGTGTTTTACCCACTCGGGACGCTGCGACTTTGATTGTTCGCGGTTCCCCTTTACGGTTCACCAGCATCCACCCGCAGTTCCATTTCCAGAACTGACCATTAGCATCAATCACTAGCGTTCCCAGGTTCTCGTGAGAAACTTCCTCGGGGTCGATCTTGGAGCGTTTTGAACTCGGAGCAACTGTAAGTGGGTTCACTTTCTGGGCGAAGTCATTCGCTCCGGCTAGTTTCCAAAACGCTTGCTGAACCTCCTCGACTAGGAAGTTGAAATTCCTGGAGTCCCTTCGCAGAGATTTGAGTCTCAACAACCCGATCAAACCCTCGAATTGATCCCGAGGGTTGTGTGGGACTTCATACCCAGCCCCAGGCTGTCGCACCGTCCTCCCGGCGAGGTCCAGCAACGTTCTCACCACCTCTTCGCGGGGTCGGCCCACTAAGGTGGTAACCACCTCGTCTAGCTGACCTTCCGAGATTCGGATGTGGGATGTGGTAGCGGAACTTGGGGAAGTTTCTGTTGTCCCGTTGCTTACGCTCACCGGCGAAACCAACGGTTGGGGAGAATTATTCTCATGCACTGGCGACCTCCTTCCGGGTAAGGGAACCGAGGATTGGTGCAACGGCACCGTTCGACATCAGCCGCTTCGCGTGGGTGCGGAGGTTGGAAACTTCCAACTCCCCGAGGTGAATCAGCACATTGTCCGCGGATAGTGTGATGGCTGTGAGGCGGGCGTTCAGACTGAAACGCACCAAGTGTTTCACAAGGTGGAGTTCAGCGATTGCACAGGTTTCTGGCACTGTGCGGCCTTCGTAGGTTAATGTTACGTGTATCATGTTGTGGTCAACTTTAACGTTGGCGTGGGTTGGGAAGTGGTAACCACCCAGCCCCTCAGGTCTCAGCGGAACCTGCGACCACCTGGTCACAGCTCCCGCCGATGCCATATTATAGCTGATACGCTAGAATAAGCAAAGGATACTTCTATCCTAGGATAAAAGTGTTTACACCCTTAGGTGGGATGGGTTTGGGAAGTGTTAAGGTTATCCACACCTCTCCCGACTTTGATCGAAGGATAGAGTTTCGCTCTGGTGTGAGTGATCCGTGAGTCAGCCCCCCCCTGATGTAAAACC